GCAATCTTATACTCATTGAACAACTGCTCATTTGTTTTTTGAAGTTTTGTTGTTAAAACATCTACCTCCGCTTTTGATGATTCTACGATTTCAATTTGGTAGTTGTTTATCAACTTCTGAGCATTACCAACGAGCATTTTTACATCGTAATCTATGTTTCTGTTTACTTTTTCAACCTCATCTTCGAATACATTTATTTTTGCAAGTCTTTGCTCGACAATAGTACTTTCTAAATTTTGTTCTGCTGAAATAGTAGCCAAACGCAATACACGAGGCTTGATGATTTTAGCTATGTCTTCCTTTGTGTATTCATCTAAGCCTGAGGCTTTTCTTTTCATGTTGAAAGCGTCAACAACTTGCTGACTTACAATACCACCCGGCAAGGTCAACATACGCTCAACGTAGTTATCCAAATAAATAGGGTTGACTTTTGGATTTCCTGCATCATCGAGCATATAAATTCCATTGTCTGTAGTCAACTTTCTATTTGGGTTAACTTTACTTTCAACAACAGTTCTTACCGTTCCTGTTCTCCCATCAATTACCTCTGTTGAATTTTTAACAATGGCATCGTTATCAAAGAAGTTTGCAGGTAAGTTATAAATAGCATTGCCAAGCATATTGTTGACATCGTTTTGGAACGTCTTATCAAAAACTTGCTCCTGCGAAGTCAAATAACCTTCTTTAAATTCAGAACTCATTTCATAACCTAGGTCCTGATTATTACCCATCAACATTTGAACATCATAGTCAAAAGCATTCTGTTGCTCATCGTAACTACTCAAATAACTTATGACAGCCTTAGATTTTTCATCCAAAGGCTTGGGTGTATTCAACTCATCAATTTGTTGCTGTATAGGCTTCTGAATGAAAGGTGCTCCGGGTTGTTTTGGAAACAAAGTAGGAGTATTTTCTCTACGAGCAGCCAATAAAACTTGTGGTTTTGCTCCAACAGGGTTCAACAAACCAAATTTTGTCAGTCCATCTTGAAACTGCTTATCACTAAATGCCATTGGCTTTTTAGCGTATACATCAGCAATCACAGCGTTTAGCTGATCATATTGATTTTTGAATTGACCTTCTTTGGCGTACTGAGAATACTTAGGATCAAGTTGAAACTGACCAATTGATTTCAATACATTTGTTACTGCTGCTAAGTCACCTTTTGCTCTTGCATCTTTTGCCAATAACTCCAATGCCCCTATGTATTGTGCTACAGCAGGGTCAACTTTTTTTGTTGGCTGAGGCCCACCCTCCGCAGATTTACCAATACCCAAAGGAGGCAAGCCAAGTGCCTGCAAACCATAAGGATCTTCTACAGCTCCCAAGTTTTGGTCACCACCCTCTTGGGGTTGGCCCACCATTGCTTGAGGGTCTTGGGGAACTGGCTCAGTCTGTCCAACCGAAAGAGATTGAGAAAAAGAATTTTCTTCTCCGAGGTTTTGGATGATCGATTGGTCTTTTTTTTTTAAATATTCAGAAGCCGATCTGACACCGAATAACTCTTCGATGTCAGCATCTGCGGTTGGTTCATTTTCTAAATACTGAACAAAATCTGATTGACTTGGATACAAAGATTTAAATCTTTCGTCCTGCACTAAATCATTGTAAACTTCATCTATATTTTGAGCCATCGTATTATTTTGGTAGTGTTAAAAGTGGTTGGGCAAAGGTATTAAACTCTTGCTGAGTTTTGAATTTTTTTCCTGACATCGCATTATTTACTTTGTCTTGCAATTTATAAAACTGCATGAATATTTTTGTCCATTCTCCTGACTTGTACTTAGTTCCAGCAAAGGCAGCAGGATTTGCATAGTTAGCAAGTGTTGTGTAGTACTGACTAGATTTGTTATTGAATTGTACAAACGGAGCAACACCAGCAATTTTACTTGCATCGTCATATCTTGCAATAACTTTAACCCCATTAACTAATTTGTAAGGCATCAATCGAACGGCAGTTATTTCTCCTGTGAAATTACCTGTCAATTTATTACCAAACTCGTCTGTTACTTGATCGCTCGCTTGTACAAAAGCATCTGGTGTACCAACAACAATGCTTGCCAAAGACTCTGCTTTTTTCGGAGTTTTTTGATTTTCGGCTATTTTAACATTATCAACCAAGTCACCAGGTGTTTTCAAATCAAGTGCTTCCAATCCAACAGAAATATCTCCGGGAGAAGCAGCATTATCAGGCATATATACGTTAGTCCCTTTTTGGTCCTGAGCCAACTTACCTTTCAACTCTGGATTAGAGAACTGAGACATATAAAGAACAAGAGCGTCTGTTACTTTCTTTTTATCTTGCTCTGTGTAGCCCTGAGGCCCTCTCTTTATACCCAAATTAAATTTAGTAGAAGCCTGTCTAATCACATCTTCTCCGTAAAGAATCATGTAATCGTCTACCTCATCTTCCAAAGACTTTGGTGGTTTACCATCAGGATATAGTTGAGGATTATTCTGGAATGCTCGCTTGGCATCGTCTTTATACAAAGGTTTACCCATTACATCACGAAGTTCTTTCGTGGCAGATAAACCAGGAACACTAACTACATCTCTGTATTGAATAACACTATTCAAGTTTTTAGCCGCCCTTGCCAAATCTTCTGTGATTGGCAAAGCAGTTTCTTCGGCCAAAGTTGGAATACCATTTGGATCAATCCTAAAGTTTGCATCTTGAAAATCAGGGTTTTCATTTGCAAATTTCTTCAAATCATCTAATGATGTGGCTTTACGATATGTATCCAAGAAAGGAGAAATCGCATCACCATAATACTTTCTTTTTTCGTCTCTAAATTTAATTTGTTGGTCAAATCCTTCAAGTTGTCTTGAGTATGAAGTCAACTCAATTAACTTGCCTCGCAAATTTCTTTCAATCTGAGCATACTGATTACTTGCATATGGATTTTCAGAACTTTTTATTTTCTCCATATCAGTTAATGTCTGATCGAAGATTTTATCCATTTCTCCCAAAACCAAAGGGTGCAGCTTGCCTCTTTCTCTAAATAAACCCTTAATATCCTCTTGCTGTTTTTGATCCTCTAAATCTTTCCTAGCCTGTTTTTTTTCATCCATGGCAGCCTTCCGAGCAAATGCTTGCCCGGCAGTTTGTGCCATTCTCAAAGTATTATTGGTTTGGCCTTGTAATGATATCGCCTCTCCTATTGATGGTTCTGCCATGTTTATTAATTATTGCTATTGTATCCACGCATACTCAATGGTGTTCCGTATTTTGCGGACAAAGATCGTGGTGGTCTCATTTGCATATATCTCCTTGTCAAGGCATCTGTATCAGCAAATGCTGAATTGCCACCAAAAGCATCAGCAGCAGCAGCAGCATCGGCACCATCGGAACCAGATTTACTACCATAAATATTTTGATACATCGCAGCCTGACCAACGCCACTAATAGCATTCAAACCACCCATTATTGATTGTTGTTTCGCAAGACCATAGCCCTGCTCTTTATTCAATCGATTGCTTATGTCTTGCCCAATGTCTCTTTGTTGCAAACCAGATAATTGTTGGTTAATACCCATCATCTGTTGCATACCACGCTCTCTTGCTGATTGTTCCATACTACCCAACTGAAGACCCATTTGATTAACATTGAATGCACCTATCCGACCAATCGCACTACCCAACTGACCACCAGCCAAATCGGTAGCAGCACGAAATTGCCCTGCCATTTGACCAGCTTGTGTTCCTTTAGCAAGAGCTGTTGCCTGAGGAGACAAACCTTGTGTGTATTGCCTAGTGGCCATGGCTAAATTTTGTTGCAAAGGACCTGCCGCATCCATATACTTAGGAAACTTTTGTAATTGAAGTGCCTTGAGCCCTTTGTCAGATTTGATACCACGATAGATGTTGTAACCTAATTCTAAAGCACCTGAAATTGCTGGTATTACTAATGGTCCCATATTATACAAATATAATTATTTATTATTGGTTATACAAACGAGGCATTACTCTAAACTTGATAATGAAGTTAATAAGCCTCTGATTGTTGTTTGTTCCTTCAAGGTATAATTTTACTTTTAACCACTTACCCCATAGTCTTGTGGTATTTTCTATCGGAGTCCCAGACGGAGCGGTCAAGATATCATTTTTTATAGGACTGTAGAAATATCCTTCACGAGCGTCAAATTCGGTCTCATCTAAATAAGACTGATGATTTTTTGTAAAGAAATCAGCAAAAGACGGAGAAATTTCTGAGTTCACTTGAATGGCTTCGAAATTCTTAGAGATGTTAGGTTCGATATTCATTACACCTGTTATGCTTGGAATATACGCTGCTCCATAATAAGTCTGAGTCCCATTCTCATCGTGCAAGAACAACGTGTTCTTAGCGTTTGGATTAGGACTCCAGAATGTGTTTTGGTATGGCATATATATATCGGACCAATAAGAATGAGTAGCGATAAATCCATTTTTCAATTCATCATAAACCAAAGTCAAGCAAGTATGTGAATAAGCATCTGTACCCGGCTCTATCTTTGTCCAGTTTGCTTGCCAATTCGCACCTGTTTCAGGCTTAGTTGCAGCAGCAGAAGTATGGTTTGTCTTTGCCTTGTATACATAAGGCAAACCAGAGGAATGAACATAGGTAGAACTTGGTGTTATAAACACATAGGTACCAATTGTGTAACTTGTAGAAGTAACCCAAGCAGGAATATTTGGATTTAATGCCTTTAGTGTGAATATCGCCTCGTTATATTTATCATTCCAAACACCATGAATACCAGTGCCTGTCAACGGATACTTCTTGTCCAACAACCAATTGGTGTTTTTTTGCAACAATGTGATGACACCTCTGTCGCTGATAGGTCGAACACCATCCGCACCAAATCGCATTATCTTTTTTAAGCGATTGTTGTACCAATAGAATGATTCTTTACCACCTTCTGTTTGACCCTTGAACTGACTCCATTTGTACTCCGTACCAATAGATGTTAACTCTTGGCCAGGAGAACCAAGTATTGATCCGCTTCCAACAACAACATCTGTACCTTCTTGAGCACCGATGAGAGAAGCATCTCTGAAGTATTGTCTTTGAAATGAGAATGGCTGCAAAGTATAAAACGAATTGTTTATTACCTCATGATGTATAATTGGTCCATAACTCAAATCTAATTCTGCGAATTCAGTAGGTCCGAAGCCCAATCTGTAACTATCTCTAGCGGACCCTGTAGCCTTTTTAGCCGACCAAACTATTTTAGTTGGAGACTCGCCTGTAAACCTTTCATTTTTGAAATAGCCTCGCTCTGTCAAAGAACGATCGTTGTAATCATATGAACGATTATAAAATCTTTGGGGTGGTAATGTCTGAGCAAAAAAGTTTGCCAAAGCACTCCAAATATTATTTTGGGAATTCCAAGAATTTCTATAAACCAACGGCCAAATAAAATAAAATGTTGTGCTTGTTTTGTTATTATAAACAGGCCAACGATACCCAACAGAATTGTCTCCGGGATCTTCTTCAACAGAAAGCATTTGAGTGTTTACTACGTTTTGAGAATAACACCCAATCATATTTGATATTGTAGTAGGCAAGTGAGTTTTTTGAGTATAAACATCACCACCAAACACTTCAACATTATTCTTAACTCCGCTGTCACTATCTGTGAGATAGTAGAAGTGACCCGTACTCTGATAAACTGTATTTTCTTTGTTTACTGGGTACTTTTCATTGGCACCCAAATCAACAAAAATCTGTCCGTAAAAAACTCCCTCTGCCTCTGAATTTGCCAACCCAGCAGAAAAATAACTTCCGGTTGTTGGACGCAAAGGATTATTTAAACCAAACACATCACACAATAAACTACCTAAACTCGAAGCAACAACTCCACCTGTAGGTAATGTTTTTGTAGTTGAATAATCCAACAAAGCATAATCTTCTAGCAAAGGTGTTGTTGAATCATCTATTGTTAAATACTCTCTTTTTGCAGAAGAAAAATAACCACTAAAATCAGAATAAATACCAGTTTTAGAGTTTGTCCCAACTTCAACCATTAGGGTATTTTTACTAGGTCCTAAAATTTTTAATTTGTGAACACTAGTATCAAAAATATAATCTCTATCTATATAATAATGATCAGGAGAGTGAAAAAATAACACATCAGAACCATTAGAAGGAGTTATTGAGTGTGTCTTGATTTGATAACCACGCAAAAAACCATAACTACCAACCGAAACGCTCGTAAAGTCAATAAGAGGGCCATTTGGGGTTGCCTTTAATTTTATGGTGTTAGCATCTACAATACTAACATAATAATACATACTATCCTGCAAACCTCCAATTATTGTACTACTCGATCCTTGAGCATACAAAAGTGGTTCGTTTTCACTTAATCCATGAGCAGTTAGTGTAATAGTATCTAAAGTAGTATTTACATCTGTGTTTGTAAATGCTTTGTTTCCCAAACCTGATCCACGCAAAAGCGTAAATGACTTTCTGCCGTTTGTTCCATAGGTATCACCCAAAAAGAAATAACCCGTTGCTAAAACTTCAGGAATTCTTTCTGCTCTAGTAAATCTAAATCCTTCGATTAAATTTCTTAATGGAATACCACTAACTAGATAGTCTAAATCAATGTTAGAAAATTTAACATAGTTTATGTAAACATTCTCATTAGTAGAGTCTGTCAAGTTACTAGTTATGTTATTTGCGGTTCTTCTTGCGCCTACAACATTGGCAGAAAGACTATCAAAACGAATATCATCTACCCAATAAGGAGCACTCCATTTACCTGTTGCTTTCCACTTTACCTGAATACCAAATCTATATGTATCATTAAACATATAGGACGTGTTGCTCAAAGTATTTAATGGGTTGATAAACTCATCTAATCCATACTGCAATGCTTGTAATGCTGTGGATGGCTGAGGAGATTTGGTTGCGTCATCCAAGAAGTCATGATAACTTTCAACAACATTGCCTAAAGCAGGTATTGTTTTTGATTCTAAACTATGTGTAATCTGAGCCGCCCAAGTTTGCAAATCTATATCAACTTGTTCTTTGAGGTTACTCAAAACTACCCTATTGTCATGGATACGAATACTTTCAGCAGCAATATAACGAGTATAAATAGCTAGTAGTTCGTTTGCTCCCAAAGGAACATTATCCTGTCCTCTTCCAACGTGCTTAACAGACAATTCAGTATCACCATCCCTTAATGTATATCGTTGAACAACTGTGGATGTAAACGCATCGTCCACATACTCAATAACGGCTAATTCAAAGTACTTATAAATATTTGGAGTGATGTTTTTGACAACCATACTTACCGATTTAGTTGTAATCACATCTGATTCATCTCCATATATAAGGGATGGAGTAATTGTGTCTTTGGTGTAAATATTTATCGGATTTGTAGGATACAAAAATTCTGTAGTTACCAAATCTTCAGATAAGAAACGACCAGTGTATCTTTTGTTTCCTGCCGTAAGAGCACCACCCTCGTTTACAATTTCGATGTTGTCAATATACGCCTTAGAAACCTTAGCAAAAAACGCAGTCTCATCATCAATAGTGTTGTGTTCGTATCTACCGCCTTCCCAATACATGAAACCATTCTGAGTTGTTACCTTAGAATAGTCTAAGTACATCGCTCTTGGTTTTTCGTTACCGTCTGTCCAATAGAAGTTAATCTGAGACCCAGCCTTTTCAACCTGAGGATCTATTCTACGCTCCTTGAACAAGCCTAGGTTTCTACTTCTACAAAGAGTTTTGTACTGATAACTAACACCCTGATTTGTACTATAGACAACGCCTATTTCAGAAACATTCGATTTGGTTCCAGAACTTAATTCACTTGCCGACCAAATAAATAAGTAGTCTTCTAATTGAACGGAGCCAACTGGTCTCAAAGTAGTTGCAGTTGCAATATACTCATCAACCAAAACAACCTGAGCCCATTTTGTATTAGCGTCAGCCAAATCAATTCTAACCTCAAAATCATTCTCCCCTGTAGTTGCCATTGTAAAATACCCTGTTCCTGTTCCTGTAGAAGTGTAGAATGGAGTACTTCCGGGAGTCATAGTAAAACTACCAGGAGCAAAAGAAGCATGGAGAGCGTTAAATACAGTACGAATCTGAATCGCCAAATCTTCTAGGTCATTACCTGAAATATGTGTGTATGTACTTGTACTTTTTAATACAGCACCTGTAGATGGTCTAATGACAACAAATGTTGCCGTGTATGCATTGGTAGAACCATTTGTGATGTATGAATAATCTAAGTAAACTCGATAGAGTTTTGTTGTGGTACCAATAGCAGGAAGTGTAGTACCAGCCGAGCCATTGACCGTGGTAATTAAATTCAAATTACCATTGGTACCCATAATACCCCCAAAGTTATTTCCAACGCTTTGGCGATGACGAATATCATTTGCGTCTACATAGTTACCATTACTGATGTAGCTTAATTCTCCGTCCTTATCTAAATTACCGCTAGGTGTTACTCGTACCTGTGCCATTATATATTTGCTAATTTTTGGGTTTGATATTCACGCTGATAATTCTGCATAATAGCAACTCCAAAGTCTTTAGCATATCTTCTGGTATACTTCCATCCGATGTAGGCAACAAGCATTCGCTCCCAATCATTGGGAATAATAAACACGCCATCCTCATCGGTATTTAATCCATAGTATTCTAATTGAACTTTGGTGTTATCATCAAGAGCCTTAAAAAAGATTATGACATCGCCTTGGATAGTGTAATCAACCTCAAGACAATAGTATTCATTTACTTGACCTCCACAAAAATACACTCTGACCAACTTAGTGAAGTCACTAGGTATAGTTGCTTTTCTATCTGCAAGTGTAAGCTCAACAGTTTTCAAAATCAACTTATGGGTTGTTTTATGAGACCGTATCGCTTGGTTAATCAATACCTCAAACCACAAAGCATTGTTCTCGTATGAAGTATTTAACTCCTCACAAGCCGCTGCAATTATATCATCCATTTTCATTATCTAGGTATTTCGGTTTGAGTAGTTTGAGAAATTTCAACAGGACGCTGAGTTTTTCTAATCAGGTCATTTGTGACAAGGTCTACTATCTCCCTTTTGAGATTAGAATCAACTGGGTAGTGATCAATGGTCTTATCAAAATTAGGAATCAAAATAGGATTGTTGAACATACCTCTAACCGTTACATATTGTAACTTGTTGGTGTTGTAAAACTGCAAGAGCATTCTGTTCTGCTCCAAGTGTTTGTAGTCCCACATAATCTCTTTCTTTTTCGCAAAAAGAGAATGCCTAGTCAATGTGCTGTAGCCTTTTCTGATTCTTGGGAAAGGCTTGAATCCATTAACGTGACCCACATATACAAATCCATCATTATGACCATCGATAGAAATCACATTAGGACATTCGAAAGTTACAAAACTGCAATCTTTTTCGTAGTCCTCAAAACTGATATCCAATGTCTGAACCCAAGAATCATTGATGAACTTACCCATCTTGACCATGTACTGACCAATAAGCGTAGCTCTCGCACTATGGATTTTAGACTCAATGTATTCATCGTCCCAACGACTATCGTTGTACGTCATTCCGCTGTTTAAGTCGTTACGGATTTCTTCTACTATTTCTGACAATAAAATCATTAGGGATTTTCAATTATATCTTGTTGAGCCATTTGGCGAGTCATTGGGTCTTTTGTCTGAGTCCCAAAATTTAGCACGCACTCATCCATAAGACGATAAAGGAACTTACTAGAATAATAATCTTCCAATGTCGTAGTCGTATTCGCAACGTCAATGACGAGGGGTGATGTTCGAACATAATCTACACTTATTGTAACTAAATCAGTTGTTGGAGAAATCTTAAATGACTTTGGAGTACTTGTTCCATCAGTCTGAGGTTCGAAACGAGGCGTAACAATGTTTGCCTTGTGGAAGGGGCTTCCCTTGCGATCAGACTGCATTTGCTTTACGCTACGGACCAAAACTCTTTTGTATGTGCCGGTAGTCAAACCTGCGGTACCCAAATCAAAAGTATCGTTTTTTACTTTGGTTACAGTGTATGAAGTTGCACCAAACTTAACTATGTCTCCCTTACGCAGGGTGTGATTGGCAGCGGTCAAAGTAGTTCCGCTAACAGCGGTAACAGTAAAGGACTGCTCGTAGTTTGCCGTCATATACATTATGTGCATATAGTTAGGCAGAAGAGTACTAATCTTTACTACCCCGGCAACAGGAGTAACGCTCTGAGCCTTAACCAAAAATGGCATCATCTCATCGGCATCAACTTCCAAAGACTCTTTACGCCAGTACTTATCCACCAAACGCTGCATAGTCTCTGCAATCAGAGCATTAGCCTTGGCGTTATCTAAGTAAGCAGAGTATGCTTTATCGATTTTCTGTTGTAAATATGACCAAAATTGTGCACCTGTCATTATATCAAAGATACAAAATTTCAGAGAAAATAAAAAGTGGGGCTTTTGACCCCACTCTCTAAAATATAAATGAACAGATTACTTGGTTCTAGGAGTATTCTTTTTTTCCGCTGCTGTAATAGCAGGAATCAAATTCTCTAATCCTTTTGGAAGTTCTAAATCCCCAATGGTTTCGATTTGAGAAAGTTCGTCTTTTTCCAAACGATCAACTTCCGGCTTGATATAGTTTTCAAACAATTCTGCATCTGCAATAATTGCTGAAACTACAGCATCGATTGTTGTACCTAAGTTTCTACCACCAATTTTATAAACAACACCTTCTTGCTTAACGATACCCAATTGTACAGCCTTGTTTGCATAGATAGTCGCAACTCTTTCTTCGCCACGGACTTTTCTAAATACAAATACGCTGTCTCTCTTGGCAATGGCAACGCCATTCAATGTCAAACCAATCAAATGAATGTATACCTCTTTTAGTGACATACCACGAGGATCTGAGCCCAAAGCAAATACCAAGTCTCTTCTTTCTTTGTCGGTCATAGAACTAACAATAGAAACACACTCCAACTTGGACAGCAATACTTCGTATTCTACCTTTACTCTTTCTTCTTTGATTTCAAATGTAAATTGCTCTGAAACCAAATTGGGATTAGAGTAACCCTCAGTAAAAACCAAAGGGTGGTTCTTCCAAAAATCAATAACACTCTTGTCTTGAAAGTCTTCATCATCAAAACTCAACGTAAGAGGATATCCAGACTCAAAAGAGTATTGGAAAATTCTTTCGTTTTCTTCGATATGAGAAACTACTTTTTTACCTGTGTGCAATAAGAATAATTCTTTATCATTCTTTTTGTCTCGATAAGAACCTACGATGGAAATGTTTCCACGAGTTCGTTGTGGGATTAATTGGGCTTTTATACGCATAATACTTTTTTACAAATATAAATTATTTTACTTCTAAAACAAAAAAGAAGGGCCGAGAAAATTCCCGACCCTCTTTTCATTGGGGGCTAGATTAGAATCTAGTTGACAACAAAGGTTGCAACAAGCTCAACAAGGTTGAGTTGTTAGCAGCCGAGTTAACATAGATAATGTGTTTCTCACGGATAGCACCACCCATAGCAGCCTTAGACTCAGCTTCGTAATCGTAAGAGATTACGTTGTAAGTCTGACCAGTTACAGGAAGACCATTTCCGTCATCAACAGTTGGGAAAGTACCAGTTGCAAGCAAAGTAGCACCAATACCAACTGAAGGAGAACCAGCAGTAGTAACCACAGTAGCCAACAAAGGACCACCAGCGGCACTAAAGATAGGGAAACCAGCTTTAGCGGTGATAATCAAAGTAGTGGTACCAGAAGCAACAACACGAGTACTCCAGTAAGGATGTGCGTTGATAGCAGCACGGAACGCATCACCAATGGTAGTAGCAGTTCCACCTGAAACAGGAGTAGTGTGGTAAAACACAGTCTGTACTTCCTGAGGCAAGTTGTTGTTGAAAGTTTGACCTTTCTCAGCACTCAATACGACACGATAATCAGTAGAGTTAGCAGCAGTTGGTGTAATAGTAATTACACGCAAAACTTCAGCAGCACCTGCCTGATACATACCACCAGAAACACCAGCCAATACGAGAGGAAAGCTTCTCAAATTCACAGGCACAACGCCTGTTACGTTTGTATCAGCCAAATCGAAACGCATTACACCAGCAGAAGCGGCCACGTCACCGGCAGCAGTAGCACTGGCGGCAGGACCTATTACGAATTGTTTAACAGCAATTGACATTTTAGTATATAATTAATTAGATTGCGAATTCAATCAGACCCATTTTGTCTGCAACACAATACAAACCACAATCAGAAAGAATGTGGAAGTCAACTCCGTCAACATCAGAAGTACCCAAAGATACAGACTGACCACCGCTCAAAGCAGCCTTAATGGTTGAAGGATCGCTAGACTCCAAACCAATCATACCAGGAACGTAGTTGGCAAGCAACTCATCTTGGTTGAAGTGGTATTTCTGAAGAGCAGCAATAGTTCCAGAACCATCAGCAGCAGGGATAGGAGTCAAGTCGATGAAGTAAATAGAGTTACTCATACGAGGCTTACCGTTAACGGCAGACAATTCACCACGGAACATCTCGTCATCCAACAAAGACCAACGAACGAATTCGATTTCCAAACCAGCGTAAGCATACTTCATTACGTTCAAACCAGTTACTGAAGTTCCACCCAAGGTGTTAGCAGTACCAGCGTATTTGATGTAGTCACCCAAGATAGTTTGCAAACGAGCCATAGCGGCAGATCCCATCAAAGCAACCAATTTACGTCCACCTTCAGCAGATACACGAACCATTTGCTCCAAGAAGTCGTTGAATACAGACTGAGTCAACTCAGAAGTCAAAGACATATAAGAACCACCGTTGTTGATGATTGACCAACGCAAACCACCAGTAGTGAAGTATTCACCATTAGGTCCAGTTTTGATAGCACGCTCAGAGAAAGCATATTTATACTCCAACTGTTTAGCGAAAGCTTTCAAAGTCAAATCGTCATAAGACCTCCACCAGAAATCGCCATTCCACTTCACGAAAGAAGCGATACGATCTCTACGAGATTGGTGTGAACTTTCACGAGTTACCGCAGTCAAAGCAAAATCGGTATCAGGTGTGTAGTTCAAAGTGGTTTTACCAGTTGAGCTACGGTTAGCAGAAGCATCAAAGAAACGCTTAGCCTGAGTGTTAGCCACAAAGTGGGTACCAGCAGTCAAAGTTGCAGTTGTGTGAGGAGCAACAAAAATTTTGTTACCAGAAAAATCCACATCAGTAACCAACGCTTGAATCAAGTTACCATCAGCAACGATATCACCGATACGGAATTTGCTTGCATCTTGTACAGGTACAGACATCAAAGATGTACCAGTAACAATTGCACCGTTGGCAGTAATTTTAGAGTAAACACCCAAGTTTCCCAAAGAAGAGATTTCTACTTTTGCCTGAGGGCTAGAGATAGAACTCGCCAATTTAGAAGTCAACTGGGTCAAGACGTTATAACCAAAGTCTTGGCTATAAACCATTGCCATTTTATTTGGCAAAGAAAGTCCTTTAAGCAACAAAGATTGGCTTAATGGGAGATTTGAAATGGTTGACATTTTTTATTTTTTTTGTTTTTGTGTCCCTTTTTTAGCCAGGGAACATAGCTACAAAAGCCTCTTGTGCGGCCTCAAGTCCAGAACCAACAACTCTTCCTCCACCAGTCATATTTTTAGAAGGATTAGTAACCTCTTTGATTATCTGATCCCTTCCTTCATTTTTGGCTTTGGTGATGTTGGCCCTCATAAGATCCTTTCCATACTTCAGCCATAGGCCAATGGAATACATCTTTTCAACGTCAAACGAACCATCGGCTCTCTGAAGGGTAAACTCTTTGTCAATAAAGCTCTTCAAATCCTTGGACATTTCGTCTGTGATTTTCATGCCATATAACTCTTGACCTACCACTTGCTGAGAAAATGATTCTAATTCAGCATTGTATTTTTGAGCAACGGCTTGTTCTTGTTCAGCAAATTTATCATTAGAACTAGTCAACTGTTTCAGTTTGTCTTGGTTCTTCTGATTGTACTGCTGCTTGAAAGATTCAGCCCATTGTTTCTTTTGGAAAATGGAAGCGTTTTCGTACTCATAGATTGCTTGGTCAAGTTGTTCACCTTCCAAGCCCATGAATTCTTTGATTCCATTTTTGATAATCTGTTCTTCGCTCCAAGTACTGATGTCTTCAACTTTATAGTCGTTCACAAAGTCCTTTAGAGTTTTTCCAGATTTTTTATACTCCATCAACAACTTCAAGTCTTCATCCAAATCAGGTTGAGCTTGTAGTTGCTGAGGTTCGTTTTTATCTGTTGGCTTTGGATCAGCAGGAGCTGGTTCATCGCTATCCCACCATTCTTTAGCAACTGCGGTTACGCTATCGGTAATCTGAGGATTAACCGGAGCAGCAACAACAGGCTCAGCAGGTGTGGGTTCTGCTGGTACAGGAGCAGGCGTAGGCTCTGCTGGTGTTGGCTCTACTGCTGTAGGAGCCACAGGGGGAGTCTGATTTCTCAATTGATCAGCAATGTCCGCTAAGAAGTTTTCACTCATATCTTTTTCAAATTTAGTATATTGTATACAAATTTACAAATATTTTATATTATTGCATTCCTTGTCCTTGAGCCATCATTTGCTGCATAGCTTGTTCTTGCATGGCTTGGTCTTGCATTTCTTGTTCTGCTAACATTCCTTCTTCAGGACTTCCTTCAGAAGCGAGACCTGCCTTTAGTGATTCTTTTGCCACTCCAGCCTGAGCCCCAAGTTCAGCACGATAGTTCGCACCTTCTTCTTTCATTCCGGCAAGTGATTGCTGCTGAGCCATTTGCTGTTCCATCTGTGCTTGCTGCATCATTTGCATCATGGCCTGTTGTTTTTCAGCGTCACGCTTTTTCTTATTCATGGCGTATTTCAAATCGTTCAAGAGTTCTGTATAAGAACGGGCCTGTTCGATTTTGATGTAGTCCATCATATCAATCAATTGGTTCTGCATTGCTGCTTGAGCCAAAGAAAGCAAACGCTCACGAGCCTGATCATCCATGAAGTCTTTTACCTTGATGTACACGCCAAGTTCTTCCATTTGGAAATCTTTGGTGATTTTCAACCACTCTTTGCCACGAGACCCAACAACAGGTATTTCCTCTTCGGACTCAGACATCAAAGAAACTTTGTATTGATTCAAAGCAAACGCCAAGTTCTTTTGGAAGAACTCCACAAATCCTTGGTACAGATATGAAACACCCAAGTTAGACTGAGCAATGGTACCTGCCTGTGTTTTAGCACCGACATAACCTTGCTGTTGTCCGAGAGCCACTTTCGGAATATTAACAATCTCTTCCATGATACGCTCTTCTTCTCTACGCAAATTCACCAATTGGTTTACGTTGGGATCAAGAGTCATGTCTACCACTTCTACCAAACGAGCGTCTTGACCTGCAACAAAGTCTTCACCTGTAGCGGAGCCATCGGTGATGTGGATACCCAAACGCTCAAAGTCATTGATGACTTCTTTTGCAGAAGAGGTTCCTAATTTTTGTTTGTTGATTAGATAAACCTTACCCTTGGCACGATTCATCATTTTGGTTATTTCGTTTGTGATGTAATCGATACGATCTTGGTGTTGGTGCAAGCGAGCAACAATAGAACGATTCTCTCCCATTACCATGTTGGGGATGAACACCTTCAAAGGAAGTTCTACGTCTCCAGGGTTGTCATGTTTACGAACCTGGTTTGTAACCTCCTCCCACTCAACAACATATTTGTTTCCGATGAGAGTACCCTTGTAGACAGTCTTTGTCCAAAACTTACTCTTGCGTCCGTTTCTGATTTTAGAAATATGGGTGTTGCCAAATTTATCTTTTGACTCTTCGTAACCCAAATCTTTCATACCAATCCAATAGCCGGTTACACAGGCCAAAGTTGGAAGGTTGTTAAAGTTAAACGCCCAGTTCGTTGCGTATGGATGTGTAGTCAAATCCAACAACTGATACAGGTTGTTCATTGTGATTTCTTTGATTTCCTTTTGCTCCTCTGCACTCAACCAATCTTGGTAACGCTCAATCACGTCAGTAGTATTCATCCAGTCTACTTTACCAACGAATCGGGCCTCAGAATTAAAGTCATCATCTTTAGCAGAATCGACAATAAGATTGTGAGGAAGAACAACCTCAAAATATTGCTTTCCATTTTCTACACGATTTTCCAAACCAACTCTACCTCCAAGAAGGGTATACAAGAAGGCTTGCTTCAGTTTGTTGCGGTAATCGTTTCTGTTGAGAATGTCTTCGGCCATGCGGATACCTAGTACCTCGCTGTACTGCCGGTAGTCATACTCCATGTAGCGATGGACATCTTCAGGGATTTCCATGTTCGGAGTCGCATTCCCAAGGGGTTGGTAGTCAAAACCAAACTCCGCAAAAGTTTCAAATATCTCCGGGGCCTCAAACATCAAAAGTGCTTTTTCAAGCAAACGAGTTTTTTTGTTGACAGCCGATTTGCTTTGTGCCTTTACCGATGGTTCGATATTCTCAATCATCTTGATGGCATTACCCACCATGAAGTCAACCAAAGAGGTAATCTTTTGTCCGTTGATCCATACAGTTGGTAAATCACAAGCATCTTGGTCTTGGTTCGTGTAGTAGTAATCCTTGTTAAATTGTCTACCGAGGTAGTAGGTATACATACGCACGATTTCGTCAATAGGGTTCTCCAAGTCTACAGATTGGCGTACTCTTGAAATACGATCATTTCTTTTGTTGAAATGACTCATTACGAATTGAAGATTCTCCTTGTACCAAATTTTAGTTTTCTCACTTTCTGACAAAAACTGCTTTGGTTGATTTGTTATAGTAAACGCCATTGATTACAAATTTATGCAAAAACAATAAAAAAAAGAAATGCCCTTTTATGAAAAGAGCATAGTTAGGTCATTTTAGATAATAAGTTATCCGAGTACTACAATACATTTGCTTACGGAACCAGCAAAAAACCATACCCCCCTTTCCCCCCTTTCCTAAAAAGCGTGTGCTTTTTTGAAAATTGGTTAAGAGTGGGCTGGTTGATTACGCAAGCTACTTGCTTTACTCACCAGACGGCTTGGAACAATACCCCCATTACAAATTCTGCCGTGCTGCAATATTACAACTCGTTTTTCTTTTTGTCAAGAGAAAAAAGTCTTGGGTCACATTTTTTGATGTAGAACTCAATAAACTCAGCCCCTTTGACCACCAAAACTTTTTCTACGATGAGACGAAAAATGTATTTGTCATTGAAGTTGTATTTCTTCTGAAGGATGTCAATGAATGGTTTTACCACGTTGTCTGCATCAGATGCAATGTTGCTGACTCCCACAATCAAAGAAAGCTCTAGGGGCTCTTTGGTTTGATTGAAATCGCAGGGTGCTAGGCGAAGTAGCATCTCCTTTTCGTAACTCAAATAAGTTTTTGTTTTAAATCGTTTTCCTTGCCAGCATTCGTTGACTGAAAGTGGCTTAATCTCTATTCTGTCGGAAAAGAGCAGGATAGAGTTGTCTAAATGTTTCAACATTAGGTTCGATATCTTGGAATAATAAAATTTCTACAGGTACTCCATAGAACTCAGCAATGAGAATTGCGGTTTTCAATGAAGTCAGGGCAGACTCACCGTATATGACTCTGTGAATATTGGTTTCGACATCCATCCCCATGAACTCCTTGATTTTAGTTGGGGAGATGGTTTGACCATGTATCTTGGTCATGAATAGTACATTGCGTCTTACTTGGTCAGTAATACGATTCATCTTTCGTTTGAGCAGACCAGTATAGTACTCGCCTCTCAAATCGGCAATACGTTCGTTTTCAATCAAAAGGTTAAGACCACGTTTTTTGGTCTCAACAATTTTCTGTTCTAGTTCATCGAGATTCAAGGAGAGAGATCTTCAGTTCAAATTCTTCGAGATATCTTTCATTTTCATCGATGCAGCGTTTTACCTCCTTCATCACCAGGATGAGTTTTTGGTGATCGACTAAACTTTTTCCATTGAGGATGTTGTACACATCATATTTCTGTACACCAAACTTGGAAACCCTCTCTACGATACGAGCCATATCGCCACGTTTTAGTTTGCCTTTTAATTCAAGCACCCGGTCTTTTAATTCGTTATTCATAATTTCTTACAATTTTACGAAAAATTCTTGGAATTACAAAGTATTATAGTATATTCGCACAACATAATAGAAAAAATATGGGTTTAAACAAAGGACTAGGTGCTCGTGAGTACCTGACAATTAGAGAAGGCAAAGTTGCCAAGTATTTAGGTGAGAAGAAGTACGAATTGTATGATTCAATTGAGGGTTACATTGTTGGCATGAGTACTCGTGATACGCAGTACGGCCAAGTATTGAACATCGATTTGATGGATGACAAGTTGTACCAATTCCAAATTAGAATCAAAGGTGAAGAGAAACCAGGACAAGCTGCTAAGCAGACTTCGTATTTCATCGCTTTGGCTCATTGTTCTCCAAACATTGATCCATCGAAGAAAGTTGAGTTCATTCCATCTTTGAAAGAGATTGATGGTAAGAAGCGTTCTGCTTTGTTCATCAATCAGAATGGTTCGACTTTGAAGTGGGCCTTCAAGAAAGGTGACGGTATGCCTGATCCCGAAGAAGTGTTCAACAAAAAGGGCGAGTTGATTTCAATCGATTGGAGCGAGGTTGAGGCTTTCCGTATGGATAAGATTAACGAATTCAATACTCGTGTACAAGAAGCTGCCGCTGCCAACAAAATGATGGCCGGTGAGGTAGAACAAGATTGGCAAAAGTTAATGCCAGAGCCAAATGAAGAGGCTTCAAGTTCTTCATTTGACGATGACGATCTACCATTCTAATGCCAAGGGGAGTTAGTAATACTAATCTTGCTGCAAAAATCGGAAAAAGGGTTGAACCTGCTCATATGAAACACTATGGGCAGGAACAACTTTCGATTATTCGTCAGTCGAGTTTAAAGGCGGCACTTAATTTCGTTGAGATTATTGCACCAAGATTAAACGGAGAATTTGCAGTTAGCGATTTCAAAGAGTTTACTTTTGAGATGGCCGAGGAGTTTGAAAAATGGGTAACACGAGATGAAACTGGAGATAGTAAGAATCAGTAAGGACGAGCAATATCAGGAGTGGTTAAACTTCCGTGAAAGGGGTTTGGGTGCTTCTGAAATTGGAACCTTGATGGGTGTAAACTCGTGGAAGTCTCCAGCAGAGTTGTACTACCAAAAGATTGGTGTAATTCCACAAAAACAGGTGGAAAATATGCCGATGTTTATGGGAACAATCCTTGAGGAAACCGTTGCTGATATTTTTGAACATTGGGAAACGGATGAGAAGACAATGATTGAAAATTATCGTAAAGGTGTAAAAGTTCGTCATCTTTATGAACCTACAGGTTATATTGTGAACCCATTGTTCCCCCATTTGTTCTTTTCTCCTGACCGATTAATTGTAAGTAAGGACATCCGTGTTCGCAATTCTACAATCAATTTGGAGAACGTGGATGCGATTGCTGAAATCAAGACCATCAGCGGTTGGAGTAGTAAACAATGGGAGGGTGGAATACCGCCATCCTACTACTTGCAGCTTCAGACTTACATGATGGGTCTTGGTGTATCAAAGGGGTACTTGGTTGTTTTGGAAGATGGAAGAAACTTCAAGGTTCACGAGTACGATGCCGATGAGGAAATCATTAGCTCAATCATTAATATCACCACGGAGTTTTGGAATCGTGTTCTTTTGGGCCGTGAAGCATTCGCCAATGGGGGTGACTACGATCAGTATGCTCCACCACCAGATGGTACAGAGGCTTATGCCGAATACTTGAACGAGCGATTCTCCAACCCTGAAGACAAGACAGTTGCTTCTACCCCGGAGATTGACCAACACATTTTGGACTATTTGGCCATCGGGTCTCAGATTAGTGGCTTGGAAGACGAAAAGAGAGAACAAGCCAATATGATTAAGACACATATGGGCAACTCTTCAATTATCAATAGCGAAATAGCCAAAGTAACTTGGAGACCGAATAAGAACGGAACCAGAGTTTTCAGAATCAGTTAATGAAAGGCGATCTGCAATGGTACAAGGCTATGTGGTCAACACGACAGAATCATCAATGCGAAGAGTGTGGACTACGTCTACCTCACTTCAGTCCAGCATTCATCTCACATATCATTACCAAAGGAAGTTATCCGAGTTTGAGGCAACATCCCGAAAATTGGATGCTATACTGTATGGATTGTCATCAGAAATGGGAATTTGGGAAGAGGACGGAGATGAAGACCCATACGAGAGCGTTGGAGATTGCTGATCGCCTTAAAAGAGAATATCATGAATCACGGTAGTTTATTTAGTGGGATTGGAGGATTTGATCTAGCAGCGGAGTGGATGGGATGGGAGAATAAGTTTCATTGCGACATCAATCCTTTTAGTAGAAAATTATGTAGTTTTTATTGGCCTCAGGCCCAAAGTTATGACAACATCAAGACAACTGACTTTAGAATTTGGAGAGGAAAAATCGATGTCCTCTCTGGTGGATTTCCTTGCCAGCCCTTCTCCACAGCAGGAAAAAGGATGGGAAAAGAAGATGACCGCCATCTTTGGCCCGAAATGCTCCGGGCAATCCGAGAAATCAAACCCCGATATGTCGTGGGGGAAAATGTTCGTGGAATCGCTAGTTGGTCGGACGGATTGGTTTTCGAAGAGGTGTTCGCTGACTTGGAAGGTGCAGGTTACGAAGTCCAAGCGTTTCTTCTTCCAGCTGTCGGCATTAACGCCCCCCACAAAAGGGACAGATTTTACTTTGTTGCTAAAGACACCAGCAGCGATGGATGCATACAGCGAGAATCTGAGCAAGAAGGAGCAGCGGTTCGGGAACTCCGGGACCTTAGCACAGGAGGTAGCGACAGGGTTCATTTACAAGAGGGGGATATTGCCAACTCCGAACAGTTGCGATTGGAACACGGCAACAAAACCCGAAACGTACATAGCACGATCACAGAGGCACAAGGAGAAGAACGTAACTCTCCAAATGACTCTGAGACAGTTGACAATGTTTGTTCCCAACAAGGTGGACCATCCGAAGCTTGGAACTGGTTCCCAATTAAATCCCCACTTTGTAGCGGAGATGATGGGCTTCCCAACGAATTGGACGGACTTACCTTTCCTACCTGGAGAAAACAAAGCATAATGGGGTATGGTAACGCCATTGTTCCACAAATCGCTTATCGTATATTTGCAACTATAGATGAAACAAGCAATTGACAAAAAGCGTTATCTCAGGTACATGAAGACTTTCGTTTGGGCTTCTAAGAAACCGATGGAGGAACTCCTTGAGATAAACAAAAAAGGTCAAATGGAAAACTATCCTGTGGATGCGAATACGGTAGAAGATGCTATCAATTATGTGGAGACAGGGGACGGCCTCAGAACAACCAATATTTCTATGACTGACGTATACGCCATAATGGAAGTAATGAAACACAAACAAGTAGAACAACCAAATAACAATTAAGAATATGGCTAAAACCAAAAAAGAAACCACAGGTGCCATTGAGGTAACCTTGGAGAACATGGCTGAATTGTGTGCTACAATTCCAACTGCTCGTCCCACAAGCGAGTACTCTGAAAAACCAGGTATCATCTTCAACAAAGAAACTGAAGAAGGTATCACCAAGGTTTATGTTTTCGTAGGCGAAAGCGTAATCGAAACAGAAGGTACTTGGGAAAAGGCTTAATGCCTACGCCACCTTAGCTCAGTTGGTAGAGCTTCTGATTTGTAATCAGATGGTCGTTGGTTCGAATCCGACAGGTGGCTCAAAATGAAAGCAATATTAGAATTTGATTTAAACGAAGAGAGAACTGATTTCGAACTCGTAGTTAACGCCCACAAATGGTACTGTGTAGCATGGGACATTGATCAGCACCTGCGTAGTAAAACTAAGTATGCCTCTGATGAAACACCTAGTGAGGTAGTTGAGGCTCTTTATCAAGCAAGAGAGGAGTTACTTGGCATTATGAACAAGTATGGAGTAAATTTTGACTAAAGAATTATGAATAAGTATATCGTCAGGGGCCAGAGAGTACTACTTACTCCACCCGAAATTAAGAAGAGTGCTATCGAGGTAAACGCTGCCTTGGAAAAGGAAATTTTGGAAGAGCAGATGAAGAAGTGGAACCAGCTAGAAGTATTCGCCATAGGTGAAGAAGTAGAAGGCATCGAGGTTGGTGATCGGGTCTCAGTCAACCTTATGTTCCTCAGGAACTCAGAACACATAGATATAGAGGGAGAGGATAAGATAATTGTCCGTGCTGCTGATATCTCCGTAGTTTGGAAATAGTATCTTTGTAAAAGAACCCCCCTAGGGATAGTATCCTTAGACCGAAAGTCCTCACCTGCATACCGTAAGATCTGCTCGTGGGGCTTTTTCTTTTTACCGAACGGGAGTATAATTGCATTTTAAGGATTTATAGATTGATTTTATACCGAGCGGTATTATACCACTTCGTACTTTGGCACCTTTTTACTTCCGAAGATGGTACTATGAGCCCATATTGAGACCTTTCGTCCTGTCTTAACTCTTTGTTAAATAAGTGGTTTAAAGATTTTGTTGAATCTTGTATTTGATTCTTGAGCCCTTTATTCACCGCATTTGCGTAGATTACTAATAAATGCCAGTAAATGGAAAAAGTGGCATTTGTTTGAAAATCCTTATTCCCCTTTTTTGTGATTTTTTAACAATATAATGGTTAAAATACCCCAAAATCGGTGTAATTAACCATTATAATGTGCAATTTGTGCAATTATGGTGCAATAATGTCCCTTAAAGCACCCAAAAGGGTATAGAATTGTTCCCTATATGACAAGTTATATGCGTTCGGGTATAATATGTATGATATTTCCGACATTATATGCGAAAAAATATACTAATGTATGATAACCCCGACATATGGTATACCAGGGTTTCAAAAAGACCCCCCCCCTACTAAAGTTGATTTTTGCTTAATAAAGCCAGGCGGTTTATTGTGCAGAAATAGAGTTTGTACGAGTGGTGAAGGTATATACGTTACGATCAGCCAGGCGAACCGTCAAAAAAAGCTCCCCGCCCTTCTTCGGGCAAATTCGGATCAAAATGTTGATAATCAATGCCTTACAGCCTCATCGACATCAAACCAAAACAAAAAACCGAATCGGCATCTGTATACCTTCGAGCGATTGTATACATAGGATTCCGCACAGCATCTGCCATCGTACATATATAAACAAAGGAATCATGCATCGCATCTGATGTGTATCTGATTCACCATGTTTCATCTGATGCATCATGTGATTCGAAATTGTTTCGCCATGTCCATAAGGTAGGTTATCCATTCACCCATCTCAAAGCATCCATTTCACCATCAAAATCATTCTCTACAAATTATTTTCGAAATTTTTTTTTTGTGCGTCATCGCCAGTATTTACGGGGCTTGACGAGTTTTTGACCCACAGATTCAGCACATTTCGAAAAAAAAAATTTGCATATGTCAAATCTGTTTCTGAATCTTTGAAAACCAAACGACAACAAAACGACATGAATAACCGAATCACTCCATCGACCATCGCACTAATCCTTATGCTCATCAGCATTGTAGGTACATTCACTTGCATCATCTGTAAGGATGCCATCATGATGACCTTCATGTTCATCATCTTCATCCTTTCTGCTCGCATCGTATCAATTGACAACAACTAATCTAAACCATACAGACATGACAAACCAAATTCTCGATTTCTATTGGAACGCAAACAAAAGCAATTGCATTAATGTCCTTAACTACGAACTCCAAGGTAGTGCAATCGCCAAAGACAACACATGGCACAATGATGCTTGTCCATCTGCATCTGTGAGCATGACTGACTCAGATGATGTCTTCGAAGTATTCTTCCCTTGCTGTGCATATGACAAGGACATGACATCTCTTGACCAATTCCATGTGTTCATGTTTAGTGGTGACGAAGAAGAACCCATTGGTAGTTATGCTACCTTAGGTGAAGTTATCACTTTTTTCAAAT